CATAGCCAAAAAGAAAAGCGGTTTAAGTCGTTATGGAATACAGCAAAAAGTTGAAGTTAATAAAAAATTAATGGACTACTTTTTATTTCAATTTGATAAAGAAAAGGGGAATTTAGGTTCTACTGTCTGGAACTTGTTTAATGCTCTTACTCATTGGTCAACTCATATTGATGATACTTTTGAAAGAGAGAACGAGAAAACAGGAGAAGTAACTGAAGTTTCTATGACTAGGGCGGGTTCAAAAACTCATACAGCCCAAGTTAAAAGAGAAGACAAAGTAAGAGAATTTATGAATACTGAAGACTGGGGCAAAATGCTTGCGGGTGTGTTCATAATACCAAAAGGAGCAAGTCTACAATTCTAAATTAAATTTATATGTTATTTACACAAAATAAAAAAATAAACATTGGATTTGATAGGGGATTATATGAACGAGCTTATGCTTTTGGCGGGTAGGGTATTCCTTATTCTGTTATTATTCTTGATATTAACAGCAATACTTTAAAAATTAAGCCCCCTGTAAAATGGGGGTTTTTTTATTGGTATTTACACAAAATTAATTATTTACAAACCTTTGTATATATATATAAATTTAAGGTATTAACAATTTAACAAAAGGTTAAAACTATATGAATAAAATTATACCAAAAACACTACCAAGAGAACTAGACATAACAACTGATAAAAAGACTAGGAGTTATGAGGTTACAAAAAACATAAAACAAACTAAAACCCCTTATATGACTAAAAAGCATTTTATTGTATTAGCGGAGGAATTAGCGGGAGATAAATTGTTTTATACATCCGCTATTAAATTTCATGAAAAGCTAGAACGAATGATTAGATATTGTGAGGCATCTAATGATAGATTTGATTTAAAAGTGTTCACCGCTCATATTGATAAAACTTATAAAAATCTTTGTGCAGACTTAAAGGTTAAACCCGTATTAACTAAGTCTTCAGAACTTTTAGATATTATTAAAAATACCGATTTATCTGATAATAAGCCTGTATTAAATACTGTTTCAGAACTTCTAGCAATGACTAACAAACTTGAAGTTGATAAGGTTAAAATATGAGTTACATTTTAAAACTAGAAAAACCTACAGATTTAAGAGGGCGGGAGCATGGCTTAATTAGAGGTTATCAAAGCTTTTATGATTGGGTTATTAATCAAAATACTAGTGATTTAAGCCCCGTACATATTAAAACAGAATTACATAATCGCTTAGTTCGTCTTGGCTGTACTCGTTTAGAAATTAAAGATTTACCCGAGTATTTAGACGCTAACAAGGGGCTTTAATGCTTGATGATTTTATACTAATTGCTCTTTGTATTTGCGTTGGTTGTTTTATACTTGCAATGTTTTATAAATAGGTATTAGATTAGATATTCATTAATTACTTCCTTGAAAGCCCCGCAAATAGAGATTGGGAGAACTCTAGCGGGGCTTTTTCTATTGCGGGTATTCTTGCGGATACCCCCAGTTTATCGGGGGTTTAACCCTAGTTTACATCTTGATTACTTTAGGGTGTTAGGCGGTGCAAACTAAGGGTTTTTAAGGTTCGTATTGTTCGCAATGGGGCTAAAGGATATGGCTAGAATTATTTAGAAACTAGTTAGAGTATCCGCCCTAAATACCTTAGAGATAATAAAAAATGTCATTAAGTTTTATATGCGTGGGCGGGTGTTAGGTATCTCCCTTAATTTCTTTAGCGGGTATTGTTTGGGGTATGCCCTTTTTATCTAGTATTATATTAGCTGTCCTAAATCGATAATTAATGATTATCGGAAGTAAATTTTTAAGGGGTGGGAACTGTAATTATCGTAACAGTAAACCATATATAGCCACATATAGCCATATGTAATGTTATGATATAATGGCGGAATATATAGATTTATTAGGGGGGCATGGGAGGGACAGTAGGGGGTACTAGGTACACTATATACAAAGTGGGTATAATTTTATAGAATTTACCCTGTAAACCAGTAAACGCTTGACCCTGCGGGAACCCTTATAGGTCTTACCCTATGTAGTAGATGTAGTTCCCCGGGTAGGGGGTAAGTCTATTATACACCTGTGTGCGGATTTGTCAAGTAAAAATTATATTTTTTTTAAAGAATTAACTTGACAACTAGCTGATATTGGATATAATAGATAAGGTAAGTACAAAGCAAGCACATACTCCGCCACTTTAAATACAGTAAAAACAAAAAGGGAGACATGGTGCAAATCTGTACTACACAAATATTCTTATGAATCTACTACCTCAAAAACCCAAGCAAAAAAAAGAACTAACAGAAAGACAAGAAGCTTTCGTTGATGCCCTAATAGATAATGGGGGAAGTGTACCTAAAGCTATGAAGACAGCAGGGTATGAACGAACATCACGCTCTTGGTTAGTTAATTCAGTTTCTAATGAGATAGTAGAACGAACACAGAACTATTTAGCGACATACGGAATGAAAGCCGCTAACAACTTAGTTACTGCTTTAGACGAAGACGGAACAACCCCCAAGGGTGAACTACGATTAAAGGCGGCGGAAAGCCTTTTGAACCGCATAGGTATAGGTTCTAGAGAAACAGTAGACCACAACGTGACAGCAATTCATGGTGTGGTTTTACTACCTAATAAAGAACAAGAAAAAATTATAAATTAATAAAGGGAGAATACATTAAAATGGATATAGCAACATTAGCAGGGCAATTAGGTATTCAACTTACTGCTGAAGCTGTAACTACTATTATCAATAGATTAGATAAAAAGAAAGACACTAAAAAAGTAACGGACAATGATAAAGTAGAAGAAATAAAAAAGTTTGCTAATAAGCCTAACATGGCAGATGTAGCAGGTGGTGTTAAAATGAATAAAGCTAGAAGTAAATCTGGTAAAGACATGATTAAAACAACAACTCTAGGAAAAAAAGGAAAACAGGGCTACTCTAAAGGTGGTTCCGTAAAAACCTACGCAAAAGGGGGCGGTGTAAGAACTGCTAATAACAGCGAATAGATATAATGGATGAAAACAACCAAAAAGAACAGGCATTAAACTCCTTAAAAAATTTAATTAAAGATAAAGCTGAAGACACAACAGTAATTAAAAAAGCAAAAAGTGTTGTAAAAAAACATCCTGTTTTAGCAACTACTGTTAGTTCAATAGTAAAACAAGAATTAGGTGGTTCAATTAATATTGGGAAAAATAAAAAAATAGAATTTCAATATGACCCAAAAAAGAAAAAAACAAGTTTAGGTTTTAGTATGTCTTTTAATAAAGGTGGCTCTATAAAATCCTACGCAAAAGGCGGCGGAGTACGAAAAGCGAAGATGACAGCAGGATATTAGATATGGGATTAATACTAAGATTAATACTAGCAGGAGCGTCTCGTACTAGTATAATAGCTAAACATGGTAAAAAAGCTTATGATGCAGCTAAAAACTTAATGAAAACAAAAGATAAAAGTATTTGGTCAAAGTTAAGTAAAAAAGATGCAGAAAAGTATATTTTAAAACCTATAAAAAAAGCTGAAAAAGTAAAACTTAAACCCGGTAAGCAAATTTTAAAAGATTTTGGAAAAGGAATTGCTGTAGGAACAACTGCTGCTAGTGTTAATAAAACAAGCCCACCATTTCGATACGCTAAAGGTGGAGGCGTAAGAAAACCTAAGTACTAATGAAAAGACCCTTAACAACAAAAAGTAATGACTTTAGAAACTGGGTACAGGATAAATACAAGAAAGACCCTAACTTATTAAAACCAATAGACTTACACAATAAATTTATAGTTTACCTAGCATGGACACAAGCACAACTACCCAAGAAACAAGAAAATCATCAACCATACCCTACGGATATAAATTAGATGACGACACCCATACGCTATTACCTATCGAGAAAGAGCTTGAGGCTTATACAAAAGCAAAAGTATATCTTCAGTCTTGCTCTTATAGGGAAGTTGCTAGTTGGCTCACTACCACAACAGGCAGAAAGATATCCCCGCAAGGACTCAGAAAAAAAGTATTAGGAGAAAAGAATGGCTTATAGATTATCAAGTGACAGACAGCCGGGTATTAACACGGCTAATAAAAGAAAAATTAAAAAGAAGAAGAAAAAAATTAAATCAGCAGCAGAAATTGCGGCAGATGGTTTTATAAAAAAATTTCTTGCAGAAATAAAAAATAGGGATTTAAAAAATAAACCAAAAATAACGAAACCAGACATAAAGACAAGAAAAGATAGTGTTAAGTATTCTGGACAATCAAAAGGATATCCAAAAACTTTAGATGTAAGATATGCTAAAGATTTGGCGTTACAAAAAAAATTAAAGAAAAAAAATCAGTGAATGAAATACCTCCTCCAAAGCCTAAACGCCAATACAATTACAGTGTTGCTACAAAAGCTAGGAAATCAGCTCAAAAAAAGCTTAATCAAGCTAAAAGAACAGTTGCAACTAAAGTAAAGCAAGTAAAAGCACAAAAAGATAAGGTTAGATACATAGAATCTGGCTTAAAAAAGATAGAAGGAACTTTAACTGGTAAGAATCCTGCCGCTTTAACAGAAGATGACTTAAAAGTAGCACCGAAAGCAGTAAAAGAACAAGTAGAACAAGAAAATGTTGTGTTTAGACCCAACGAAGGGCCACAAACAGACTTTTTAGCATCTCCAGAAAGAGATGTATTATATGGTGGAGCCGCTGGTGGTGGTAAATCCTACGCATTATTAGCTGATTTGCTTAGATATGCTCATTTAACTGACCATCGTGCCTTATTAATTAGAAGAACACTAGACGAACTAACAGAATTAATTGATAAAAGCAAGCAGTTGTACCCGAAAGCGTTTCCGGGAGCAGTATTTAAGGAAGCTAAATCAATGTGGATATTCCCTAGTGGAGCAACTGCATGGTTTTCTTATCTTGACAGAGATAAAGATGTAACTAGGTATCAAGGTCAAGCATTTAATTGGATTGGTATAGACGAAATAACACATTACCCTACTCCTTATGTTTGGGAGTACTTACGCTCTCGATTAAGAACAACAAATCCAGAGATAGCACCTTATATGAGGTGTACAGCTAATCCGGGGGGTTTAGGTGGATGGTGGGTTAAAAAAATGTATATAGACCCCTCACCGCCCTATGAAGCGTTTGCAGCGGGTGATATAGACTCTGGCGAGGTTTTTAGATGGCCGGAAAAACATGATAAAGCAGGACAACCTCTTTTTCAACGAAAGTTTATTCCTGCTAGATTAACAGATAACCCGTACTTAATGCTAGATGGTCAATATGAAGCTATGCTTCGTTCACTACCAGATGTAGAAAGAAAACGGTTGCTAGATGGAGATTGGGAAGTTGCAGAAGGAGCGGCTTTTCCAGAGTTCTCAAAACATTTACATGTTACAGACCCTTTTGAGGTTCCTATAGGATGGCAAAGAT